TGACCGGGGCGAGCGGTCGGTGACCGTCCAGCTGACCAGGATCAAGGTCGAGAACGAAGACGACGAAGACGAGGAGGACTGACCATGCGCCCGTCATATCTGGATATGCCGCGAGAGAATCCCGTGAGCGAGCAGCCGGGCGTCCCGGTCGGCGAGGCCCCGAGCCTTCAGGGCTATCTCGAGGAGCGCAATGCGGCCGTGACCGCCCGGGTCGCCGCTGAAGCCGAGGCGGCCGCCGCGCGCCACGCCGCATCCGAGGCGGAAATTCGCATGCAAGACCTGTCCGCGTCCCTCGCCGAATCGCGCCGCCAGTTCAGTGAACTCGAGTCGACCGTCGCCGGCAAGGACGCGGAAATCCTGACCAAGAGCACCGAGCTTTCCGCGAAGATCGCCGAGTGCCAGGAGAAGGACGATCAGATCAAGCGCCTGACGGCCGATCTGGAAGAGGCGACCAAGCCGGTCTCTGAGCCGGCGGCGACCAACGCTGTTGAGGAGAAGGCCGATGCGAAACCCGATGCAGAGGATGATCAGTCGGGGGCTTAGCCTTCTCGCCTTCCTCGCGTTCCCGCCGGGCCTCGCGCTCGCGCAACAGTCCCTGCTTCAAGGCGGCGCCGCGACTGCGGGCCATCCGCCGATGTATATGCAGTCAGGAACCGGCCAGCCGATCGTCATCGACGCTGGTCCGGCGGGCGGCAATACGCCCGGGCAGGGTTTTGGCGAACTCAATGTCACTGCGCGCGGCACCGGGACGCCTCCATACGCAGCGCAGGGCACTGGCCAGCTGGGCTCGATCTTCCAGCTTCAGGACGCGGTATCGACCAATTCGACCGGCTACCACGCCTTCTCGTTCTCGCCGAACGACGGCACTGGCGGCCTGATCGCCTACAATGCCTTCGGCACAGCCGGGGCGCTGCCGCTCCGCTTCAACGTCAACGGCACCTATTATCCGTTTCCCTTTGTCACCGGGGGCATCGTCGGACCGCCGTCGACCACGGTGAACGACGTCGCTTGCTGGAACAACACCGTCGGCACCCTGCTGAAGGACTGCGGCACGCAGATCACCATCGGCGGCTCGAGCGGCCAGGTGCAGTACAACAACGGCGGCAACCTCGGCGGCTTTACCGTCGGCGGAGACGGTTCGCTCAACACGGGCACGGGCGCGCTCACGATCAGCAAGATCGGCGGCCAGAACGTCACGCTGGGCGGCGCGTTCACGACCGGCGGCGCGCTGACGCTATCGGGGTCTTTCACGACCACGCTCACGGTGACAGGCAACACCGGCGTGACGCTCCCCACGACGGGCACGCTCGCGACCTTGGCAGGCAGTGAGGTGCTGACGAACAAGACCTACAACGGGTTAACGATCACGCCAACGACAGGCACGTTCACGCTGACGAACGGCAAGACGCTGACAGTCTCGAATACCTTGGGGTTCACAGGCACCGACGGCAGCACGCTCAATGTGGGCGCCGGCGGCGTGCTGGGCTCCGCCGCGTTCACGCCGGCCTCCGCCTATGTACCATCCAACACCCAGCTAACGAACTCGCTTGGCGGCAACGTCTCACTGAACAGCACGACCGTCTATGTCGACGGTCCTTCGGTGGCTCAAGGCGGCACAGGCACCTGGTTTGCAAGCGCCAGCGTTCTCGTGGTGGACCTGACGGTCGCGAACGGCGTGATCGAGTGCAAGTTGTGGGACGGAACCACAGTCATAAGCTCCGGCTCGCTCACGACGGTAAGCGGCGTCTCGCCTATCACCATGGCCCTGTCTGGCTTCATCACGGCGCCCGCCGGCAATCTCCGGGTCAGCTGCCGCGCAGTGTCCAGCGGTAACGGCCAGATGGACTTCAACTTCACCGGGGCTGGAAAGGACAGCACGATCACGGCTTTTCGCGTAAACTGAGCGCGGAGGTGAAGTCGTGCAGGGCCAGACGAGCAACACGATCGCCAACCAGGCGATCAATCTCATAGGCAATAATCAGCCCGCGGTGTCGGGCTTCGATCCTGTGTGGGATGGCTCGCCGGCCGGGAAGGCGCTGCAGACGATCTACGGCCCCACGGTGCAGGCGGTCCAGCGCGAGTATGGCTGGGACGCCTCGAGGCGGCAGATCGCCCTGGTGCTGAGCGGCAACGCCGGCCCGTTCCTCGCGGGACAGTTCCCGCTCGAGTACATCTATCCGGTGAACGGCATCGAAATCTGGGAAGTGCAACCGGCCGCTCCGGCGGACAAGAACGACCCGCTGCCGGAGAATTGGACCGTCGGCAACACGCTGGTGAACGGCGTCCAGACCAAGGTGCTGTGGACCGACATCGCGGCCGCGGTCGCCATTTATAACAACAACGTGAGTGAGTCTTCCTGGGACAGTTTGTTCACGGAGGCTGTGGTCCGTGCCATTGCCTCGAAATTGGCGGAGGCGCTTGCTGGAAAACCAGAGACATCGGCTTTGATGGGCCAGACCGCGCAGGGCGCGGCTGAAATGAATAAGGGGCGCGGTGGATGATTACGCCCGACCGAGTGCGAGAAATTTTTTCATATAATCCGGCGGTCGGTGATCTAATTTGGCGCGTCCGCACATCTAAGTGTGTAACCCTAGGAAGCAACGCGGGATGGATTGACCCCAAGACCGGCTATCGGCGGATTGGGGTAGATAATCGCATCTATCAGGCCCACCGTCTGGTCTGGCTGTATATGACGGGGATGTGGCCCGCCAGCCAAGTTGACCATAAGAATACCGACAAGAGCGACAATCGGTGGACCAATCTTCGTGAAGCCACCCAACAGCAAAACGAGCAAAACAAGCCCCTCTCGAAGAACAATACTTCTGGCTACAAAGGAGCCTTCTGGCACAAGAATAAAAAACGTTGGATCGCTTCAATTCGCGTCGATGGCCGGCTTAGGCATCTGGGTTCGTTTGATACAGCGGTCGACGCGCATGATGCCTATTGTCGGGCGGCGCTGGAAAATTTCGGGGTGTTTTCGCGAGCAGCATGATGGCAATCCTAACCTCACTTCAAAATCCGGCCGACATTGCCAATGCGGCATTCGCAAAAATGGGATTTCGCCTTCAGGTCGGCTCCCTGGTCGATGGCTCCGATCACGCGCAGCTGATGTTACGCATCTATGGTGAAATTCGCGATGAGATGCTGGCCTCGTTCGACTACGACTTCGCCGAACGCACCATTGCGCTCACGCAGCTGAAGGCCGCGCCTCCGGGCGGGTACTTTCCGCCCAACTTGTGGAACCCCGCCAACAATCCGCCGATGGGTTTCAGCTACGAATATGCGTGGCCGGACAATGCGCTCAAGATCAGGTCGCTGAAGCCACAAGCGCTTTTCCCGGTGAACATGGACCCGCGGCCGCGGAAATTCAGCGAGTACAACGACAATGCCTTCAATCCGCCGCAGCGCACGATCGTGACGAACCTGCCGGGCGCGATCGCGGTCTACACCGGCCGCATCACCGATCCGACGACGTGGGACGTGCGCTTCACCGATGCCCTGGCCAGCCGCCTCGCGGTCGAACTCGCCCCGGCGTTGGCGCCGCAGTCGGTGAATGTCACCGGGCCTGAGAGCCAGGCGTCTGAGGCCGGAGCCATGGGAGATATGCGGTAATGGTCGCCGATCCCACCGATTGCGCCAATCTCGCCCTCGACAAGGCGGGCATTCCGATCCAGTTGGGCGACATCGAGCAGGGCGGCTCGGAGGCGAACGTGTGCCTGCGATCCTATGGTGAATGCCTGCGCCAGCTGCTGCGCGGCGCTCCATGGGGCTTCGCCCGCCGCCAGACGGTGCTCCGGCTGCTGGCCGACGCGAGCGGCGCCACGCCGAACGTGAGCACGGTGGTCCCGGGCGGCCAGGCCAGCAAGTTCTGCTACGAGTACGCCTATCCCACCGACTGCGCGCGCATCCGCTACATCCCAGGCAACCAGATCGCCCAGCCCGGCATTCCCGCCGCGAACATCGTGCCGGCCAACAATACCCTTCCCTTGCTGGCCACGACGCCGCCGATCGCGCCGTGGGGCCAGCGCGTGGTGCCGACGCCCTTCGTCCTGGTGAACGATCCCAACTTTACGTCGCCGCCGCAGAGCGATGCGTCCTTTCAACAAGGACAGAGTCCGCTGGGCAACACCACGATCCTGTCCAACGTGCCGAACGCCACGATGGTCTTCACGTTCGAGGCCGTCTATCCGTCGCTGTGGGACCAGCTTTTCAGCGGCGCCATGGTGGCGTTTCTAGCGTCGGAGATCGCGCTTCCGCTCTGGACAAGGCGAGGCAAGCCGGACGTCGGCCTCAAGGTGCAGGCCGCCCAGATCACGATCGCCAAGAGCAAGGTGAGCGAGGCACGCATCGCCGATGGCAATGAGATGACCGCGAGCTCGGATATTCCGGTCGACTGGATCAGGGCACGGCGCACCGGCGGCGGGGCATATGCCTATTCCTTCCCGGGCTCTGGCGGAAACTACGGCTGCTGGGGCCAGGGCTGGCAGGGTTCGCTCCTGTTCGGCGACGGCGCCTTCTGATGAGCGTTCCCTTCGGCATCCACGCTTTTACGGTCGGCGAGGTGTCACCGTCGCTGTTCGCTCGTGAGGACCTTGCCCGGTACAAGGTCGGTGCCTCGACGGCGCGCAACGGCTTCATTCGGTACAGCGGCGGCTTCTACTCGAGGGCCGGGACGGCTTTCACCGGGTTTTCGAAGCAGACCGGCCGCAACCTGCCGCCGCGCCTGATCCCCTTCCAGTTCAACCTCAATCAGGGGCTGGGGCTCGAGTTCGGCAACTTCTACATGCGGATCGTCTCGAACGGCGGCTACGTCACCGAGGGGCCGCTGGACGTGCTCGGCATCACCCAAGCCGATCCTGCCGTGCTCACGACGGCTGCGCAGGGCGTGCAATCGGCGACGTCCAATCCCACCGGGGCGACGTCGACCTACGCGCCGGGCGACCTGGTGACCTTGGCTGGCGGTGTGGCGGCGGTGCCTGCGGTGCTGCGCGTGACGAACACGCAGCTGTTGTCCACCACGGTGCTGACCCCTGGTGTCGGCAACTACGCGCCTGCGGACACGATCCATGTGAATGGCGGTGTCCAGACCGTGAGCGCGATCCTGACGGTGGCCACGACTAAGGTGGTCTCTGCCACCGTGGCGGCCGGCGGCTCCGGCGGCACCGATGGCACCCAAGAGGTGACCGGCACCACGGGTACAGGGACGCCTTTTCAAGCGTTTGTGACGGTGAGCGGCGGCGTGATCACCACGGTGGTGAGCATCTCCGTGCCAGGTTCCTATAGCGTCAACCCGACAGTGCCGGGGGCTGAACCAGTGACGGGTGCCGGCCTAACCGGCGCGGAGCTTGACGTCGTGCTTGGCGTCAACACGGTGACCGTCACGACGCCCGGCACATTCACGATCAACCCGGTGAACGGCGTTCTGGTGCAGTCGACGACGTCGGGGAGCGGGACTGGTGCGACGTTCAATATGTCGGTGCTGGGACCGAACGCCGTTTCAGTGGCCAATGCAGGGTCCTATGCCGCGCTTCCTGCTAATCCGGTCATGCAGGCGTCGACCACCGGCATCGGTGCAGGTGCTACATTTACATGCGTCTTCTTCAACACACAGCCCTATCAAGTCGGTGACTGGCTGGCCGTCGCCGGCGTGGGGGGCATGACAGAGGTGAATGGTCAGGTCTTCGTGGTCTCGGCCGCGACGGCGAATACGGTCACCTTGGCCGACGTCTATGGCGATCCGATCGACTCGACGACATTCGGCGCCTACACCGGCGGGGGGACGGTGTCGCGCATCTACACGGTGGTGGCTCCCTATTCCGAGCAGGACCTGAAGTGGCTGAAGTTCACACAGTCGGCCGACGATATGTCGATTGCCTGCATCAACCAGGATACGTCGACCTCCTATCAGCCCTATGATCTCCGCCGACTCGGCAACACGAATTGGACGTTTACGCCGGTGGCGCCAGGCCCGGCGATTGCCACGCCCACCGGCGTGTCGGCCTCGGCCTCGGCTGGGGGTGGCAGCACCTATGCGTTCATCGTCACGGCGGTGGCTCCGGATGGCAGTGAAAGCCTGGGCTCCACGCCTGCGGGTCTCCCGAACGTCGTCGACATCTTCGCTACGGCGGGCACGCTGACCGTCTCGTGGGGCGCGGTATCGGGGGCGGTGAGCTACAACGTCTACCAGGCAGCGATCTCGTTCAACGGCTTGGTGCCGGCGGGAACGCCTTATGGCATCGTCGCTACCGGCGTGACCGGGACGTCGTGGCAGAACTCGAACATTGAGCCTGACTTCACCACGGTGCCGCCGACCTTCCAGAACCCATTTCCCGGCCCTGCGGAATATCCGAGCACGGTCTGGTATTTCCAGCAGCGCCGCGGCTACGGCAATTCGTTAAGCCAGCCGGATATCTACAATTACTCGCAGCCCGGCTCGTTCACGAATTTCAACACGCGGACGCCGCCGATCTCCAGCGATGCGATCACCGGCGCGCCGTGGGTCACGCAAGTGGATGGCATCCAGTTCGTGGTCGATATGCCCGGCGGCGCCGTGGTGCTAACGGGTCGCGAGGCGTGGCAGTTGACGGGCACTGGCGGCTCGAGCTTCAACCCGCAGCCGATCACGCCCACGACACAGCAGGCACAGCCCCAGGCCTTCAATGGGTGCAACAACCATGTGCCGCCGATCCGCATCGACTACGACATTCTCTACGTGCAGGCGAAGGGGTCGATCGTCCGCGACCTGAACTACAATTTCTATTCGAACATCTACACCGGCACCGACATCACCCTGAACTCGTCGCACCTGTTCAACTTCTTCCAAATCCAGGAATGGTGCTGGGCGGAGGAGCCATACAAGCTGGTGTGGGCGGTGCGTACCGATGGCGCACTGCTGTCCTGCACCTTCCTGAAGCCGGAGCAAATCCAGGCGTGGACGCGGCATGACACGCAGGGCTCGTTCGTGTCGATCTGCTCGATCGTCGAGCCGCCGGTCGACGCGGTCTACGTCGCCTGCAGCCGAGTGATCGGCAATCACCAGGCCTATACGATCGAGCGCATGGACAATCGGCTGTGGACCAGCGTCGACGAGGCGTGGTGTGTCGACTGCGGGCAGGCTCTTCCCCAGCCACAGCCGGACGCTGATCTGTTGATCAGTTCGGCCGACGGTAGCGGCGTGATCGTCAATCCGGTGCCGGTGACCGGCGGCAATGGGTACTCGGCTGCGACACAGGTCGTGGTGATCGACGACAATGGTCAAGGTCTGGGCGCAGGAGCGGTGGTGACACCCGTCATCGTCGGCGGCGTGATCACGGCGCTGGCGGGAGGCGGCGGCACGAATTACACGAGCCCGCGCTTCTATGCGGTCGATCCTGCTGGCTCCGAAGGCGGCTCTGGCTTTACCGGCACATGCACGCTGCAGAACACGGTCACGCTCGATGCCACGGGCGCGGTCTTCAATCCGGGCGTTGTCGGCAGCGTCGTGCGCGCGGCGGGCGGCATTGCGCAGATCACGAACTACAACAGCCCCACCGAGGTGACTGCGGACGTGTGGGTGCCCTTTGCCAATGTCATCCCGCAGGACAACAACGAAGTATCGGCGACGCCGCCCGATTCCTACACGCCGGTGGATCAGGGCAACTGGACCATGACCGCGCCGGTCTCCAAGGTCACTGGCCTGAACTACCTCGCCGGCGCCCGCGTGATGGGCGTGGCGGATGGACAGAAGTTCGGACCTCTTACGGTGTCATCGGCGGGCACGATCGATCTTCCGTCTCCGGCATCGAATGTCGTGGTCGGCCTGTCGTTCCTGCCGCAGCTGCAGTCCCTTTACCTCGATACCGGCTCTAACCCGACCAACATGGGCCAGCGCAAAGCGCCGAAGGCAGTCACCTTGCGCGTCGAAAGCTCGAGGGCATTTCAGGCCGGCTCCAACCAGGTGGACGGCAGCACGCTCAACCCTCCGCAGATCGGCCCGACGTGGCGCAACCTCGGCGTGGTTCCTGATGTCGCCCAAGCCCCATTCGGCTCAAGCTACGTGCCCTTAGACAC